TTTGCCAGTTCCAGCTTTTCCAGTTGCGCAACGTCAAGCGCGGCGGAGAGTTCGGCGGTCTTGGCCTTGAGCGCGTCAAAAGTTGCCACCAATGCGGTGTGCTCGGCGCTCAGTGCGTTAAGCGCGGCCACATCTGCCTGCGCGGCAGAGAGCGCGGCCAGCGCATCGGTCAGGGTGTTCGGTAGGTGATCCATCTACCTACGCAATTCGGGACAAGTAAAAGCCCGCACCGAGAAACCAAACTCGGTGCGGGCGGAGACAATAAACCCAAATGAAACTACACGCCGATCATACCCAAAAGCTCACCGTAGGCAAGTTCCTGATTTCCGATGCCGTCGATCAGGTTGGCGGCCTTTGCCCGCGGTGCGAGGTAAGCGGCCCCGGTCATGTACTCGTCTGCCACGCGGCGATTGCGCAGGACGTTGCCCTTGAACTGGTCGAAAGAATCGTCCACGAGCTGCTGCAAGCTGGCGCGCTGGGCGGGACTCAGTGACGGCCCCATGCCTGCGCCTTTCAGCGGGCCTGAGGTAATGGGATCCCATTTGAGTCCTTCCTCTTCGTACATGGCGGACTGATCCACCCAGGGGATGATGGTTCCAATGCTGCCCCAAGTTGAGCCGATGGATCCAAAAACTTTATCGCAACTGACGGCGATGTTGTACGCCGCGGAACACGCCGTGTCGTCGGAATAGGCAACGATTGGCACCTTCAAAAACTGAATGAGGTCGGTGATTTCTGAGCACCCCGAGCAACTGCCCCCCGGAGAGTTGATCTCCAGCAACACGCCGCGCACGTTGGCCTCCATTGCCTCTTCTAGGTCATCGGCCACCCAGTCATAATCCCACGCCCCGCAGCAGGCTTCGATTGGAGAAATACCCTTGGCAAGGGTGCCCTCGATGCAAATGTGAGCGATCCCTTGCCCGTCGATCTCCATGGGTTCGCGCTTGGACATCATGCCCGCCATACCCTCGTAATCGTCGCCGTTGGCGCGGACTAGACGGCCCTCAACCAGTTTGCGGACTGCTGCGTAGCCACCGGGAGTGATGAGCCACGGACGATAAAAAACCTGCTCGATAATGCGTTGGAATTTCATTCGGTGGGGGAAGTTGTCGGCGGGTTGCCATTGGGGGTGAGCAACCCAAACACGTCGCGGCTGAGTCCCGAGCGTTCGACTCGCTTTTTGATTTCCAACTCTTCGCGCTCCACCTCATCGAGGTGCTCTTCGAGCGTTTTGGACCCCGACGCCAGAATGTCAGTCATGCTGCGCATCCCGGCGCGGTAGGCTTCGATGGCGTCGCGGCTGGCGTAGCCGCTATCAGCCGTGAGCCTGGCGGGCTCGGTGAAGCGGAATTGATAGGCGCCGCCGCGGTCTTTGTCGGCGCCGGTGTACGCGGGTAGCATTCCCATTTCTACGAACTTGGCAATGGCGTAGGCGCAACGCCGCTTGCAAAATGCCGCTAGGTAAGCGTGCCGCTCGGAGGTGATGCGGTTTACTTGTTCTAGCACGATGCGAGCGGAGGCGCCCCCCAGTTTGCTCATGTCCCACCCGAACTCAGGCGGCCACTGAGCGGCCAGCAATGCGTTGCGGATAAGCCGCTCCTGTAGCCGGTCCTGCGCTTCGGTGGGGATTTTTGCGTCGATTTGGTTGATGCTTTCGCCAGCGTTAGCGGTCAAATACTCGATGCGCCCGCCCTGCATCGGCGTGTATCTGAGCCCCGGCGAGCAGTTGCCCGGCATGGTTTCGGTGAGCGCGTTGTAAGCGTCGCTGGCATCGGCCATGCCTTGCTGGTTGGTCACCAGCAGTCCAATCTTGGCAGCCATCCGAGAGGCGCTCTGGATGTCGTCGCCTAGGTCCTTGAGGGAAATTAGATCGCGGATGGCAGGAGCAAACGCGGAGATCCCGCGGACCTGGTCCACCTCCCGCGGGTCCATAGTGAGCATGCACGCCTGGGCGGGAATGTCGCGGTCCTCGGAGCCGTCTTGGTTCTCGCCCAAGATCCTGTACGCGATTGGCCGGTTGGTTTTGGACAGAATGACGCCGTTGTAAATCCGCAGCCCAGCGTACCGGCCAGTAGTCAATGGACCTTCGTCACCGCGGGATCCGATCTGGTGCCACGGGACCTGCTGGAGCTGCGGGTAGCCACTTGCGGCTGTGGTTAGGATTGTCAGCAGATCCCCCTCACGGTCAATCGCGGTGGACTCCAGCCTTAGCCCTTCCCACCAGCTTTTGCCGTCCAAGTAAGCAATTTGAAACCAGTCCAGCAAAACGCCTTCGGCCACCTTACCCCACGCCTTGTCGGCGCCCACAAAGATCGGGCGCATCGCCATCCCAACGGAGAGCATGCTCTTTTGGTCAATCGCGGCATTCACCATGCCGTTATTCCAGTACAATTTCCTAGCCGCCGAATTGACCGTGCGCCACTCGCCCACCGTCAGCTCTTTGGAAATGCTTTGAGTATGGTTGCGCCACCAAGGTTCTCCCCACACGCCGCCCTCCACAAGTCGTTGCCGACGATATGCGCCGCTGTTGTTGGCTTCCACTTTTGGCGTGCCAAAACCAGCCAGCTTTTTTAATCGGTCAAAAAGGCTCATATAAAATACGCCTGAGTCCTCCGCACCGGCGCGCTAATGCCCGCGGCTTTGTAATTTAGAGCCTGCTGCGCGAGCATTACAACGTCCAGCGGGCTGAGTGTGCCGCCCACGTTGAACTGGAACGCGGCGCCGTCGATGGATGACGAAACCAGAGAGCTTTTGCCCGCCAGCACCAGGTCAAACTTACTCGCCACGATGGCGCGCAACTCGGCCACGTCCCGCGTGAGGAAAACTTGCAGGAGTAACTTTTGGTCAGGAGCCATCTATCTAACGCCGTCGGGACAAGGAAAAGCCCGGACACTGCCACACGGCAGGCCGGGCACTAATTTCCCTGTTGCTCACAACCAGTCGCACTTTACGTTGATGGTTGAGCGGCCAATCTACTCTGTCGGTGGCGGGTCGTCAACCTCTGGTGCGGTGCTCGCCATGTCGGGCAGGATCCCAAGGATCTGCGCGGCCAGCACGTTCATGGCCTCGGCATCCCACATGTGGTTGGGGCGGCCGGTTGCCGTCCAGCGCAAGCGGGTCTTCTTGCTGCGCTTGTCCACGGTTGCCCGCTTGCGTTCGGAGTTGAGATGCCGGACATACTCGGGCGGTGCGTCTTGGGGAAACTCCCACACCGGAGAGCCAGTATTTCGCAGATTTGCAAGGATGTCTTTGATGGGATCCGACGCCCAGTAAAAGAAAGTGACAAACACCCGCTTGCCGTTCGCGTCCTTGTACGTTGGCGCCACCACGCGATCCGGTGCGCTGTAGTATCGCCGGATAGGTTTGCCATCTGGCCCGCGCACCGTGAAATGATCCTCTGCGCGCCCGACGAGTGCCGTCCACCCGAATTTCGCGCAAGTGTCGTACACCCGCCCGTGAAACGAGTTCCCAGCGTCCAGTAGGGTCCGCTTGTCGGGCACCTTGAGCCTGGTCTGGATCTCGCGGAGCTGGTCCACCGTCAGAATCTTCCCCGCCCAGAGTAGGCGGCTGTGCCCGTTTTTCAGCCACACTCGGCAGATCCCCCAATAGTGGTCTTGCTGGCAGTCCACCGTGAAAACCCGTGCGGCCTCGTCGGGCATCGGGCGCCCGTCCTGCCACTCGTTCACGAAATACTCCGACGCCTCCAGTTCGAGCGCGGGCAATTCCTCTTCCTGTTTCCAAGGTTCTGCGAGTCGCTGCATCCTGAAATCTTTGGTCGGCTGCAACACCCCGAGGTGTCGAGCGTCGCACGCCTGGCACCATTGGATGACGAGGTCGGCCCATCGGATCCAGTAAACGCTCTGCGCCGATACGCGCCGAGAGCGGTAGCCTTCGACGTGGTCATTGCCCTCGCTGCGCCACTCGCTGCGCTGAGTCAGTGCTCGGCGGGCTGCCGTTGTGTCTGGTGTGACGTGTCCGCAGTGCGGGCACTCATGCCGCACCGTTTTGACAAGCGCGCCCCAGTTCCACTCCCCGTTTTCGTTTTTGCACTCGTCGTATTTGATGTCAGTCCACGCCGGTTTGACCCACTCCTCACAACCTGGGCACCGATGGCACCACTGGAACTCTTCGCCGGACCTCCACTCCTCGGTGAGCTGGTGGGGCTCTTCAAAGCTCTGACTGGTCAGGAGCGCGTACCCGTTCCACCTGTCGTGCAGCCGCTTTTTGAACTGGGTGATCAGGTCGCTGTACTGCCAGCATTCGTCGAGAAAAAGCACCTGCACGGACTTTTCTTGAGCGTTGGACGTATTCGCGCCGCCCAGCATCAGCGGCATGTGCGCAAAATAGATGCCGTCTTTTTTGGTATGGTGCCGGTTCGTCGGCATCAGTCCCCGTAGCGGTTCGCAGGCGTTGAGCACCGGCAGGAGCCTAGTCGCCATCCACTCGGCCGAGGTCGCGTCGGTCTGGGTGATACTCAGCATCGGGCCAGGCTGCTGCGCGACTGCCCAGCACACCAGCGCCTCCAGTGCGGTTGATTTTCCTGCGCCCGTGCACGCCTGCACAAACGTCTGGCGACAAGATGGGTCGGCAAAATCAGCAAAGACTGCGTTCCA